ACTTATGGCGATAAATATTTAAGTAAAAAATTTTGGCTGGATTCTAGCGATAATCTTATGTATAACGGCAAGGCTCCAGAGCTTTCGGAAACTAAGTCAGCAAGAATGCCAGCGTTCTTTGAACATAGCAATGTCAACCTACCCCAATACTCTTGAGGCAATCCTCGGACCATCTCTTGAGTCAATCCTCGCTGAACTTGAGGAAATCCATCCACCAATTACACCTAACCCTGATGAATCAATGGAAAAAATTATGTATAGATCAGGTCAACGCTCTGTTGTGGAGTGGATAAAAGATCGAGTCAGTGAGGAATAGATATGGGAAGAGCAGCGTCAAGAAGAAGAAGAGGATTAGGTGGAGGTATTGGTAATACAAGTAATACTACTACTGGTTCTTCGAGAACAGCTAGATTTAATAGACGAAATGACAGACTTAAAAGTAAAGCTGGTTTACATCCAACAAAACATGGGAATTTAAAAATCAATTGGAGTGCTCGTGATATAGCAAAGCGATTGACTAACCATAAAGTAGCTAAAGCTTTGGGTCTTCATAATTTAGCTGGTAAGGTTCCGAAAGGATTAAAGATGAATGTCAACTTAAAGACAGGAGTCAAATCTAAAATAGGTGAGCCTAATTACAGATCAACCAGTGCTAATCACCCTGGTGGAGGTTTAAGTCAAGCAGATATAAATGCTTACGATTTCTATAACCAGTATAACCCAGAAGGTTATACCGTAGAAGATTTTGAAAAACTATATGCCAACCAAATAAGAGAAGGTATCAGTCTGGAAGATGCAATGAGACATAACCCATCTGAGACTATGTACTTTGATGCACTGATAGATAACTCCAACACTAACACCCAAACAAATAATAATAATAACGAACCAATGGCTTTTAACTTTGAAAAATATGGGATACATGATCCTACCCAATTCGGTACTGGTGACGCTCAACAGTCTCATAACATAGATAAGATTTACCAAACTCTTCTTGGACGTAACGCTGATTCAGATGGACGAACTCACTGGATGGGAGACGTCAGCAGTAGAGGAGATAGTGCATACCAAAATCTAGTCAATACTATACTTGGTGGTAAGGAATACAAAGACCGTGCAGCTGCAGTAGCCGCTAATCCTAATGTTACCGAACAGGAATTAGATAGACTTTCTAGTGCGTATGTCTCACCTTTCCATACATATGCTGGAGGTAAGGCTGCAGGTTGGACACCAGCTGATGACTTAACTACAGCTGTAGCTGAAGCAGTATCTGGTGGTCATCAGGGTCAAACAAACAAAACAGTAGAAGAAGTTGCTCTCGCAAACGTATTACACAATGCAAATAATGTAAATGCAGCCGATGCTATTAATTCTACAATAGGTGGTCTTACTGGTATAACAGGTGGTGTCGATACTAAAGTTGCTACTGATACTTCAGGCGGTGAGGGTGATGGTACTTGGAAAAAGATCCATGATTTAACTAAGTCTGTTTTAGGATCAGGAGCTATTGATTCTACTGCAGCTGCTAACACTAGTCATACCTATAAAGCAGGGGATACTATAACTACTGGTGACGGTGATGTCATAGGTGTATCTACTGGTGACGAAAATAAAGCTGGTGATGGTACTAATGTAAAAACAGGTGATGGCTCAATAGTAAAAATTGATGCAAACGGTAAAATTACTTTTAACGGAGATGATGCTGTAGTAAACAAAGATGGTACAGTAACAAAAACAGGAACATCATCAAACTGGTGGGATTCCTACTCAGACATAGATGCATTAAGAGCTGCACTAGGTATAGGTAATCAGACTGCTACTAATACAACATCTGACTTCGATCAATTCACTAAATTCATTGGTGCTCTTAGTGGTATCTCTGGTCTATTTGGTGGAGGTGGAGGTGGTTATGGCTACGGTGGTTACGGTGGTTTTAATCCAGGTGGTGTGCAACAAGCATCATCAACAGATAAGATGACTGGTCTATTAGATGCCTTCAAGAATATGAATAGCACTAGTGGTGGTAGTAGTGCATCAACGTCAACCATTAATGTATAGGTGATTTAATATGACTTCAAGTTTCTCTGATTTCAGAGGTAAAGTAAAAGACTTTATAAATTGGAACAATCCTTTATTAACTGGTAAAGAAGCTAATTATGCTGGTGGTATGGGTTCAGGTCAGAACTCTAACTATTGGGTTGATGCTTTAACAGGTAGTGATCCTGCACAAAATCAAATAAGAACAGATGCAAATGCACATGCTCGTGGCTGGCAAGGCTACTTAGCAGACCAATTGAAAGCTGAAGGAGCTACATCTGGTTGGGAGTCACGTGGGTATAGGGATACTCAGACATTACAACGTCATCAGTTTGATTCTGATAAAGCTTTCTTGAAGCTTAGTGACCTACGTGGTACTACAGATTTCACTGATCCTGAAGGTACTAATTACACTGCAGCTGGTGATTTTCAAGGTAGAAGTTATGACTCTGGTACTGCATTTGGTTTAGCAGATACAAACAACTTTAATTATGGTAGTAATCAAACTGCATACGATAACTATGGCGATTTAAACTTAGATTCATTATCACTACCAAACTATAGTGCTGCATCATCAAACAATGCAAGCACAGCTAATACAAGCACAGCTAATACAAGCACAGCTAATACAAGCACAGCTAATACAACTAGTGGTGGTACAAATTTCTTAAGTAGCTACAACAGTTTAGATGAACTTAAGTCAGCTTTAACATCTGGCTCTACAGCCAACACTACAACTACAGATAATAGTTTTGATCAGTTCACTAAATTTCTAACCGCTATGAGTGGCATGGGATTGTTTGGTGGAGGTGGAAACTCTGGCCAAGGTTACGGTGTAGGTGGTGTAGCAAGTGCAGGTAGTAATAATTATTTCTCTAACATGGCTAACTCTTCAAATGCCTTTAGGTATAACCAAAACAAATTATCATCCACAGGTAGTATAAACGTATAACAATGACAGCAAAAACTAGGTATGATTATTTATCAAGCGAACGTACCCAGTTTCTAGACGAGGCAGAACAAGCGTCAGAATTAACTCTTCCATATTTAATCTTAAAGGATCAATATACCAAGGGGATGAGACATCTCCCTACACCTTGGCAGTCAGTTGGTGCAAAGTGTTCAGTGACATTAGCTGCAAAATTAATGCAGTCTATGATCCCTGTACAGACCAGCTTCTTCAAGCTACAGGTAGATGAAAGTCAACTTGGTGAGGAATTTGGACCCCAGATTAAATCAGAACTAGACTTATCTTTTGCAAAGATTGAACGTACAATCTTAGAATCTATTGCAGCTTCTAATGATCGTGTCGTAGTGCATGAAGCTCTCCTACATTTAGTTGTAGCAGGTAATGCACTTATCTTTATGGGTAAGGATGGTCTGAAGTTATATCCGCTTAACCGCTACGTTGTAGAACGAGATGGTAACAGCAATGTGATCGAAATAATCACGAAAGAAACAATTGCTAAAAAATTAATAGAAGATCAACTACCAGCTGATGTACTTAATGAGTATGACACAGTAGTTGATGGATCTGATGATTCAGTTGAGGAGTGCGACATCTACACCCACGTCAAGCGAGACAACAACAGATACGTCTGGCATCAGGAAGTACATGGAAAAGTATTAGAAAAATCCTACGGGAAATCACCTGTTGATGTAACACCTTGGATAGCACTGAGATTTAACTCAGTGGATGGAGAGGATTACGGACGGGGAAGAGTCGGTCAGTTTATGGGTGACTTAAAATCATTAGAGTCACTATCTCAAGCCCTAGTGGAAGGTAGTGCAGCCGCTGCAAAGGTCGTCTTTACAGTATCTCCTAGCTCTACGACTAAACCTCAAACCCTAGCCAACGCTGGGAACGGTGCAATCGTGCAAGGGAGACCTGATGACATAGGAGTCGTACAGGTAGGAAAGACTGCTGACTTCAGAACAGCATTTGAAATGATGCAGCAATTAGAACGCAGACTTAATGAAGCGTTCTTAGTCATGCAAGTCAGACAAAGCGAACGTACAACAGCGGAAGAGGTACGCCTCACACAGATGGAATTGGAGCAACAGTTAGGTGGGCTATTCAGCCTACTCACTACAGAGTTCCTACTGCCATATCTAAATAGAGTACTGAATCAATTCCAAAAGGAAGGAAAGATACCACGTCTACCAAAGGATATTGTTAAACCTACTATCGTTGCTGGAATTAATGCACTAGGTAGAGGTCAAGATAGAGAAAGCTTAGGTCAATTCCTAACAGTTATCTCTCAGACAATGGGACCAGAGGCAGTACAGAAGTTTATTAATCCAGAGGAAGTAATCAAACGCTTAGCAGCATCACAAGGTATTGATGTATTGAACTTAGTGAAGTCCATGCAAGAGATACAAGGTCAAGAGCAACAAGCTCAACAGATGGCTATGCA